AGTAGAGATATATAATAATCCAAAAAGAATTGGTAACATATTAGAAAAATTCTTTAGTGCTACTGGTGAAGAACCTAGTCCTGAAGAAGAAGCTATTATACAACAACAAGCAATGGCACAGCAAGCACAAGCAGGACCACAAGGTCCTCCTAACTTAGCTGCATTATTAGGAGGTGGATAATGTCAATACCTGAACCTTCAGATGTAGAGTTTGCAAAAATAGTTGCAAGAAACTTTCCTGAAGAAACAGTATATGAACAAGAATATTTAGTTGATAATGCTGATGGACATTTGTTAGATTACACGCAGTTTGATGTAATAACAGTTGCTTTTATTCCAGGTGTAGGAAGAGTAGATATAGTATTTACTCCTGACAATAATCCTGGAGGTTATCCATTTGAGTA